GTCTCATTGCGAAAGTAACTCAACGGTAGAGTCCCTGCCTTCCAAGCAGGTTGTTGCGAGTTCGAATCTCGTCTTTCGCTCTTGGTAGTCGTTATGCAGATAGCATAGAAAGACGCCAAAGGAAGTTAAGTCAAAGAATCGAGACAAGCAGACAATGCCCTTTGAACTGGTGTAAGTCCAGTAACTTCCTTTATTCCCATCGACCGAGCAAGCGAACGGGCCTGACTGTTAATCAGAGATTGGTAGGGGCAGTACCTACGATGGGAGCTTGCCCGAATAGCTCAAAGGCAGAGCGTTTCGTTTACACCGAAAATGTTGGGGGTTCAAGTCCCTCTTCGGGCACTTTACTAAAACGAATACTTGTGTTATAAATAATAAAAGGTATTCGGTTCTATTATGACTACTTGTTTAAACTGCGGGTGTGAGAACGATAAACCTAAGTTCTGCTCCCGTTCGTGTTCTGTAACCTATAATAATAAGAAGTCTCCTAAGAGGAAAAGAACTGGTTGGGACACCGCCATCTGTAATTACTGCAGTGTAGAGTTTGACTATAAGAAAAAGAGTTCTACTGGCAAGTTCTGTTCTAACAAGTGTAGTGCTGCAGCCAAGAGACAATGGACAATAGATAAGTGGAAAGTAGGAGAACTGAACCATACAGGGCAGGGTTATGTTCCCAGCGGTGTTCGTGCTTACTTATTAGAAGCGAGTGGGGGTAAGTGTTCCCTTTGTGGTTGGTCTGGAACAAACATTCATACCGGACGAACCTGCCTTGAGGTGGACCACATAGACGACGACCCTTTCAACCACGCCCCTGAAAATCTACAAGTGGTCTGTCCCAACTGCCACGCACAAAAAACTTTACCACCCCAAAAGAGTAACGGTGGACGTTACAGTAAGGACAAGCAACATCCTAAGTTTTGTATGAATAAGTAAAAAAATGAATCCCTCTGCTCCCATTTGCATAAATATTTCAAAAAGAGTATAATGGAAAAACTTTATAAACTCTTGAGTGATGCACAGTCATCGCTTTTTGTTTTATTCCATAAAACTTGGGCATTTCACTGGAATGTTGTAGGTGAAGATTTCACTCAACTACATCAACTCTTTGGTGGTCAGTATGAGACTATGTTTGAAGAGATTGATCGTCTCTCAGAACATATGCGTTATCTGAATGTAAAACCTCTCAGTTCTCTCTCAAGAATGCTTGAGGTAACTCAAATCAAAGAGGCAGCAAGTTCAACCGGAGCAAAAGAAATGCTTCAAGAACTTCTTGATAACAATACCAAGTTTTGTGAATTGATGGGAGAAATTTCGGAAGAGTCTGAAAATCAAAAGTCATATGCTACAGCAAATTTAGTTCAAGATTTGATGGAATCTCATGGTAAGTTTGTTTGGCAGTTGAGAGCACACCTGCAATGATTAGGATGAAGAATAATGATTTCAATAAGATGCAAAGATTGTAATAGAGAAATAACAGGACATCATTCAAAAACAGTGACCTGTGGTTGTCCTAATATGGCAACAATTCGTGGAGATAAGATTTCAGCACTTGACTTATCTCGTATTGTTATGTTAAACTCTATTCAGAAAGAACAAAAATCAAATGTTCTGACTTCACAAGATATTGCCTGGCAAGAGGCAAGACGCCAACGCAAAGTAAAGCGTTTGGATTTTGAGGTTCGTTGAACCTCCCACTGGAAAGGTGGTCGAGTGGTTGAAGGCTCTAGTCTTGAAAACTAGCGATGTGAAAGCATCCGTGGGTTCGAATCCCACCCTTTCCGTTTTAAGTTAAGTTACAAATTTAATATTTTCTTCAACAGTGTTACGATATGAACACAAAAAATTGACTTTGAAATGTCTGTGATTAGTATATAATAGTATCACAGGGACAAACCTATGGATCAACACACCTATGAAAATTGGGTGAAGATCAAGGCAACTTTTGAAGCCTCTGGTAACACCAATAATATGTTTTATTATAGAGCATGTGAGATTTTAAAAACCCGCAAAGATCCTCTTGCAAAGTTTCTTGGAGACGAGAAATGATGCACGAACAAGAAGAGTTTATTACCCGTTCTGAAGTTCAGGAGATGATCGATGATGCTATCAGAAGACACAACCGTAATGCTTCTATCATTAGTATGTGCGTCGGTTGGGTGGTTCTTGCTTTATTTGCTGAGGGACTTTTAAGA